CTTTGTTCCTTCAGCAGAAGTATCAATTCCAACTGGTCAACCATTCCCCAATTTGACTTATGACTTCAATGCCAATGATCAACCTTATAGTACAAGTAATAATACCTCATACTATACCAGTGTTATTAGCACAAACAATAACCCAGTATTGACTATTCAAACACACTTAAATCAATATACTGGTAACATTATTATTCAAGGTTCTACTCAAGTAGACACAGATTGGTATCCAATCTTAGCAAGTGCAAACTATAGCAATGATAGTAGCACTTATGGATATGTAGTAAGAGGATTTCACCCATTTGTTAGAGTACAGTTTAACAGCAATGCAGGTGAAGTAACTAACGTATTGTCAAGATAATTGTACCTTATCTCTTGATTTTTCCTAGAGATATGTTACAATAGTATTATGTTTGATATCCTAACGGTTGTTCCGGGTAAAAAGAAATTAACGCAAAGTGGATGGTATAGTTTTAATGCCCCATGTTGCCACAATCGTGGGCATTCATCTGACAAGCGTATGCGAGGTGGTATCAAAACAGATGGAACTAACTGGTCATTTCATTGTTTCAACTGTAACTTTAAATGTGGTTTTGGATTAGGTAAACATCTTACAAAGAATACCCGTCAATTTTTATCTTGGTGCGGTGTTGATGATAATCAAATCAATCGTTGGAACTTAGAAAGTTTACAACACAAAGATGCATTAGACTTTATTCAAGTTAAAAAGATAAAGAATAAAGTTAAATTTAAAGAACTTGTATTACCTGATGCTGAGTTGATTGATACTAATAATCCTCGACATAAAATATATGTTGACTATCTATTAAAGCGCGGTGTGCAACCAACTGAGTATCCCTTTATGGTTACTCCCGACGCTGAAGGAAGATATAATAATCGTATCATCATTCCCTTCACACACGACAACAAGATAGTAGGACATACTAGCAGATTCTTAGATGACAGAAAGCCAAAGTTTATCAACGAACAACAACCTGGTTATGTATTTGGATATGACTTTCAAAAACCTAATTGGGAAGTATGTATTGTAGTAGAAGGTATCTTTGATGCACTTAGTATCAATGGATGCGCATTAACACATAACACAATCAATGATGATCAGGTAGAAGTATTACGTAGACTTAACAGAAAGATTATTGTAGTACCTGACCAAGACAAAACAGGTCTAGAAATATGCGATAGAGCATTAGATTTGGGCTTTTATGTTAGTATCCCCGAATGGGCAGAGGGTGTAAAAGACGTTAATGACGCAGTGGTAAAATATGGGCGACTGCCTACATTACTAAGTATACTACAAAACGCAACAAACAGTAAAATTAAAATAGAAATGAGTAGGAGAAAACTTGATAAAAGATTATAATACAGATGTTCAAACATTATTCTTGCGAATGATGGTTACAAACGCAGAGTTGTATACTAGGGTTATTAACATCATTAACCCAGAAAACTTTGATCGTAGATTGCGACCTGCCGCAGAATTTATTGTTGAGCATAGCAAGAAATATAATGTTATTCCCGATCCCACACAGATCAAAGCAACAACTGGTGTAGAGATCAACACAGTTGAAGAACTGGATAGTGGGCATTATGATTGGTTCTTAGAAGAATTTGAACAATTTACTAAGCGCCAAGAACTTGAACGTGCGATTCTTAAAGCAGCCGATATGCTTGAGAAGGGTGATTTTGATCCAGTTGAAAAACTAATCAAAGATGCTGTACAAATCAGTTTGCAACGTGACATGGGTACTGATTACTTTGCTGACCCCAAGGATCGATTGAATCGTTATTTCAATCAAGGTGGTCAGGTTAGTACAGGCTGGCCACAACTTGATCGTGTTATGTATGGTGGCATGAGTCGTGGTGAATTGAACATCTTTGCTGGTGGTAGTGGTTCAGGTAAAAGTTTGGTCATGATGAACATTGCATTGAACTGGTTACAGCAAGGACTAAGTGGTGTTTATATCACACTTGAATTGAGTGAAGAACTAACTAGTTTGCGTACTGATGCGATGTTGACTAACATGGGTACAAAAGATATTCGCAGAGATATCGATGATGCGACCATCAAGGTTAAAATGCATAGCACTAAATCAGGTAAGTATCGTGTTAAGTCATTACCTGCACAAAGTAATGTCAACGATGTTCGTGCATATTTAAAAGAAGTACAGATTCAAACTGGTATTAAAGTTGATTTTGTTATGATTGACTATTTGGATTTGCTGATGCCAGTAAGCGTTAAAGTCAGCCCAACTGATCAATTCGTTAAGGACAAGTATGTTGCTGAAGAATTGCGTAATCTAGCAAAAGAACTTGGACTATTGATGATTACTGCAAGTCAGTTGAATCGTAGTGCTGTGGAAGAAATTGAGTTTGATCATAGTCACATTGCAGGTGGTATCAGTAAGATCAATACTGCTGACTATGTGTTCGGTATCTTTACGTCACGTTCTATGAAAGAGCGTGGCAAGTATCAGATTCAGTGTATGAAAAGTCGTAGTTCGACAGGTGTTGGTCAAAAGATCGATTTAGACTACAATATCGAAACTATGCGTATCAGCGATAGCGATCCTGAACAGACTAGGGCACAACCATCATCTAATGAAATCTTGAATAAAATCAAGACTACAAGTCAGGTTGGGGCAGTAAATCAAGCAGTACATGAGACCATAGAAGTTCAAGAAAAACGTGTGGTTGTAGACGTTCAAAGTGCAAAACTTCAAACAATGCTTAATTCACTTAAGAAACAAAATTGACATCTAGACTAAATACATGTAGGATCCTATAATATGCAAAAGAAAACTAAGAGCCTTTTGGAAGAACTTCAATCGATGGGAGAAAAGCGTGATATTAACCATATCATTGAATCCCGCGCCTCAAATATTATTACGAGTGCTATCAATCTGGTTGAGTTAATGAGCCGCCATTATTCGCCTGAAAGAGCCGAATTGTTGGAAAAGAAACTCTTAAGTGCTATCAAGGGTAAGGATCAATCAAGATTCGCAAATACTTTGAGGAAGAAAAATGAAACTGAATGAATTTAAAGATATTGAAGAAGGTTTTTTTGGTGATCTAGCCGGTAAAGTTAAGGGCGCATTTGCTGATCCTCAGACTAAACTATCAAACAAGACACAAGGTATCTTTATGAAGAACTTTGTGGCCAACGCAACCAATGCGTTAAACACTGGTATCAAAAGTGGATTGATCACTCCAGGTGGCGCATCAGGTGGCGGGGCAACTCAAGTCAATCCTAGTACTGTAACTCCTCAACCAAATCAACCAGGAACACCGGCAACTGCACCTCAATCAACACAATCTCAAGCCAAACCAGATACAAGTAAGGCTGTTGGCAAATACAATCAACAGGTTCAACAAACTCAGAACATGAATCAATATGTTCAGGGCGCAGCCAAAGCAATCAACAGCACACAAGATAAGAATCAAAAAATGGCATTGACTAAAGAATTAGTCAATTACATGGCTGACCGTAAGGGTTATCCTGAATGGGACAACGGTGTAGCAACAGTTCAACAGATTATCAAGAAGGGTAATCCTGATCCTAACTTTGCTAACGGCGCTATCAATCGTCTAAAAGCCGGTCAAACAATGAGCGAAGCCTGGAGAATTTATTATATCAACAAACTACTTGAAGCAGTTGGTATTACATGGAAAGAATTAGGCTTAAGTGTTCTTAAAGAAGGCAAGACATATTATATTGCTGAAACAAAATATTTAAAACTAAACAGCATCTTTGAGAGTATGTTGACTGAAGGTAAAACTGTTGGTCAATATATGATGCAATGGTTTAATAATTTCATGGGCAAAATTGATTGGAGCGAAGAAGCCGACGATGTTAAAAATGCTATCAACGCACTTGACAAGGCTATTGCACAAGACGGAAATAAAGTAGGTAAAAATGCACAAGCCGCGTTAACTTCATTAGCAGGTATTGCTTATGCTGTACAACAATCAGGTGGTAAAATAGGTGGCGGTTCAAGTTCTGAAACTAAACCCGAAGCAGATGCCGAAAAAAATAAACAAGATCAAGGTAAACAAGATCAAGGTGCTAAACCTCAAGCATCAGCCGGAGCGGCAGCAGGCGCAGGTCAAGCAAATAGTTTCCAAATGGCTTCTCAGATTAAGAAACAATTGCAACAGTTATCACACCTTGACATTGAAGCATACAATCAGTTAGTCAAATCGTTACAACTTGCTAAATCACCAAATACAGAACCTCCTAAGGTGGCGGCTGGTAATCAAGCAACAAACAATCCACAAGCACAAGCAGAACCTAAGGCACCAAATCTTAGAGTAGCAGAAGCAAAACGTAAAGTTCGTAAAGCAGTATGAATTTAGCCGAATCACTAGCAAAGTTAAAAGGTCAATTAGATAACATTGACCGTGTAGTTATCAAAGAGGCTAAGGGTCACTTAGACCATCCTGAGGACTTAGTGTTCCTTGGTGATGAAGAAGGTGCTAGACATGCTATTGAGGCTATTGAAAAGACTGTAACAAATCCAAATGCAGTCACAATCAAGTGGGATGGATATCCTGCATTGATCTTTGGACGTGGTACTGACGGTAAGTTTAGTATCATGGACAAGCATATGTTCAACAAAAAAGATGGCTCAGGTCGTCATGTCTACAGCCCAGAACAATTTGTAGAATATGATGCAGCCAGAGGCGTAAATCGTGGTGATTTATATGCACTTATTGCTAGTATTTGGCCTGGTTTAGAACAAGCAGACCGTGGTGGTAATGGTTATTACTGGGGCGATTTGTTATTCAGCAAACCTTTAAAAGATGAAAAAGGTGTTTATAGATTTAAAGCAAATCCTAACGGCATTGCTTATACAGTAAATGCAAATAGTGAAGTTGGTAAATTAATGGCAGGTAAAGATGCAGGTATTGCTGTGCATCAATTTATTCCTGCTGATGCAAGTACTACTGACGAAGCAACAAGCCTTGACGGTAGCATTGGTAATCTAAAGAACAACAGTAATGTTGCTATTATTCCAAGTAAGATGCCTATTACTCCTGACTTAGGAGTTAATAGTAAATTAAAGAATACTGCTATTAAAGAACTAAACACATATGGTGCCGCAGTAAAAGATTTAATGAATACTGCACCACAAGCACGTAATACGTTCAATCAACTATTCACTACATATATCAACAAACGTATTGTATCAGGTAATTTAAGTAATCTATACAATGGATTCTTAGAATACGTTGAATCAAGACCTATGACAGATAAGATGAAGGCCAAAATCATGGAACATCTTAAAGTCAATAAAGAAGGTGTATTGGGTGCATTTAAAATTTGGGTCGCTATCTACAATTTAAAGATGGATGTTGTTAAGCAACTAGATAAAGCCGCAAAGTCTAGCCCAGTTAAGGGTTTCTTACAAGACGGTACTGAAACACAAGAAGGTTTCGTTGCTAATGGTCTTAAGTTTGTAGATCGTATGGGCTTTAGTAGACAGAACCTTCAGGGTCGTTAAACTAATTTCCAATTTCCTCTGCATTTATGTTTCCCCCTTAACAGTTACTTAAAAAATGCACCAAAAAGATACCATAAAACCGACTTTTTTTGAAAAAAGTGTAAATACAGATATGAAGCAGTAGGCTTCAATAAACATTAAGGAATTTTCAAAATGGCACAATTTACACGTACAAACGGTGACTTCTATCCCGTATTAAACCTTGACTATCCTGCATATACAAACGCTGGCGTTAATGCTATCGATTCAGGCTATGTAGTTCAACCACAAGGTCCAAAATTAGACTTCATGACAATCACAGCAGCTTCAGGCACTCACTTCAGTGCAACACAGGCTAATGTTATTATCGAAACAGTTCAACAATTAGCAACAATTTACATCTACGAATACACAAACACAACTTCAGATACATTTGCTTTCGCAACTTATCCAACAGGTGCTTGGTCAGTAGACGGTTCAGCAGGTGCTAACGTTGTTGCAGCTGTTAACGCAGCCTTAACTAACGCTTCAGTTGCTAACACAACAACTGGTACAAACGCAGCTACGTTCACTACAGTTTACGGCGCTTAATTTTAGTTTGTAACTAAACATGAAAACCCGGGAATTAATTCCCGGGTTTTTTTACCTCTATAAATAACACTATGTACCGCATCTGTTGTTATACCCTATTTGACATTACTCAGACTGGAGTAATGAATAGAAACAAACCTATAGGGGATGACATAGAATCATGGATGCACAGAAGAAATACACAATGTAACTATGATACTATATTACAAGTAATATCGTTACGTAGTCAACCTGAAGTAGTTAAAGTACCTTATAAAACAGAAATACGTTTTGATGAATTTGATCAATTTGGTTTCTTTTATGAGCAAGAAGAAGATAAAACTTACACAGTTTGGAAGTTTGAATTTGAGATACAACATCCAAGTGTGTTTGAAAACGGAATAATTCCCTTAGGGGCATTATATACAGACTGTGAAGGTGTACCAATGATTAAATGTAAGGGTCAATATGAAAATACCCCTGCATTTTTAGATGTGACACCTGAATTAAAAAACATTCATTTTGAGGTGCTATGAAATACGATAAGAAAATAGATCAATTTATTAATAAGCAACTTGTTAATGATGAGTTAAAAGAAGTTGTGATTATGCGTACCCCTGATGGTGGGTACGAATTGTTTCAAAAATATAAGATATCTAAGACACCTACTGGATATTTGGTCACATTTTTAACTCCAATAGACCGTTCATATGAATTTACTACTCTCAAAAACGCAACAGCCTGGTGTACATTTGACAATGCCAGACAATACAGAGATGCCAATCGTGTAATAGATTTAGATTTACGATTATCCAGCAATGAATTAGACATGCAAATTCACAAGAAATTGGCAAAAAAAGCAAAAGATAACGGATCCAAACTAATTTATACCATTAAATGGGAAGAGGATGCACGTAAAAAGAAATTACTATCAGAAGAACTGGATTCTTTCATAAATAGTTCTAGAATATTACAAGAACGCAAGTTCAATAAAACCCCGGGTTTTAAGAAATTGTGATAAATACTTAATCA